AAGTACAAGCACCTCTACCAAAAAAGTGGAGAGCTGCACCGTCACTCATCTCAAGACATCAAGCCAGAGCACAGCGCGAGAGTAGACGTCTACTCCCGTAAGCCAATGAAAGAAGCTAGTATGAGTCACTCTCTTGGTGATCATGATTCTCTTAGGAAGTACGCTCATGAGCACGGCGGTATTGACAGAGAAGACATGCTTCAAGCTGCACATCACATTGAGCACGGCCAGCATGAGGGGCTAAAGAGTAAGCTTCGCAAGATGGACACTGATCCACGCGACTTCGTTCTCGGCCACGTTCACAAGAAGCACTGGTCTGGTCTCGGCTACACTCCAATGAGAGAAGAAGCTGAGCAGGTCGATGAGGTATTGACGAAGAAGACTCCAGCAGGCGAGTGGATCCACGATTTCCAGAAATCAAAGAACCCAAAGTTCGCTGGTAAGTCTCCAGAGAAGCGCAAGCAGATGGCTCTAGCTGCTTACTACGCTAAGAAGCGCAATGAGGGCTATGCTCCAGATCCAAAGCCAAAGCTAACTCCAGATGATGCTAAGAAGCTATCCAAAGTCCATGATATGATGCAGAGAGAAAGGGACTTAGCAGCTAAGAAGAAGCTAAAGAAAGAATCGTATATTCCTGAAAGCGACGACTGGGAAGGTCGCATGTCAAAGACTGAGCTGTCGGCTATCAGGGACAAAGCATCTAAGCTGATCAGCATGATCAACGACTCAGATGACCTCGAGGCATGGGTGCAGTCAAAGATCTCCTATGCTAAAGTCCAGCTCGACGGCGTCTATGACTACATGACGTACAGCGGTGAGCACAAGTCACCTTCGGACAGCTCAAGCGACTACGATCAGTCAGGACAGATGGCATCTAACTACGGGAACTTCATGAACCGCATGGGTGAGGAAGTAGAGCTAGACGAAGCAAAGCGCGGAAGGCCACGCAAGAACGCATCTTCATCAGACTCAGAAGTTGAAGGTGGAGCTGACATGCACCCAATGATGCAGGCTCGCAAGGCCATATCACTTCGCGGTCAGCACACGTTCACACATAAGTCAGGAGAGAGCTACAAGATGGAGCCATCTATGGCCCACAAGATCCTAGCTCATCATGATAACCTAAAGACCACGGCCCAGAAGCAGGAGTTCTCTGATAGGGTAGCTCACAGCAAAGCCGAGATGAACAACGCTCTTGCTGGAAAGCCGGCTGCAAAGAAGCCGAGAGTATCACTTGGCTCAATGAAAATGAAAGAGTCTCTTCAATCCGACAAGGGACCTTTCAAGATGATGCTCTCTACTGGAGCAGATGGTAAGCCGAAGTTCATCAAGAGATCAAAGGACAGAAAAGAGATAGCTGTCGAGGAGCTCATCGGTGGTCAGAAGAAGCTCGACAAGAACCACAACGGTAAGCTCGATAAGATGGACTTCAAGCTTCTTAGAAAAAAGAAGAAGATGATGGAAGCTGAGGAGATGACTGCTGCCAACGTAGCTAAGGCTGCCGCTACTCAGACTAAGTTCGGCGTCGTTGGTGATCGCAACATGCAGCAGGACAGCGTTGATAAGATCTCCAAGGATGTACAAGCATCTGACATCAAGGTAAAGCTGCCTCCTACTCAGGGCAACAAGCCGATCGGTGGAGACACCCAGACTCACCCAGAGATGGCCGAGTCGGTATTAAATAAGCTATACGATACACTATCTTTAGAGAACAGAGCTAAGTTTGACGTGATGATGGGGTCGCAAGACGGCATCGACACTCTTCTAGCATTTGCAGAGGAGCATGGAATCTAATGGCATCGATATTAAAAGTTCTAGGAACTGAACGTGCCTGTAATACACAGGCTAACTCATACTCTTCCGGAAACCTAGTAAGAATTACACATGCAGGAGCAATTACCACGTATCATACGGTGACTTGCAAGGACTCTGGTGGAAACGCTCTATGGACCTGTTCGATAGTTGGAGGCCAAGAGATCTTTGTTGTTAAGAACCCAGCAGACACACTCGAGACAGAAGATACAGGTACTTCTGTAAGGGCTGTCCCAGTAGCGTATAGGAACTAAGATGAAACTCATTACGGAACTCAACGAGCAGATCAAGTTCGTAACAGAAGAGGGCGTAGAGGGAAAGAAGAACCTCTACATCCACGGCCCGTTCATACAGACTGAGGTAAAGAACAGGAACGGTCGCATGTATCGCAATGAGTCCGTGGCAAAAGAAGTAAAGAGGTACAACGAGGACTATGTCCAGAAAGGGCGCGCTCTCGGAGAGCTCGGTCATCCAGAAGGCCCGTCAATCAACCTCGACAGGGTATCACATAAGATCGTCAGCTTAGTTCCAGAGGGAAATGACTTCATAGGTAAAGCACAGATCTTGGATACACCTATGGGCCAGATCGCTAGGAACCTCATCGAGTCCGGCGTTCAGCTGGGCGTCTCCACTCGCGGTATGGGATCACTCAAAGAAGTCAACGGTGTACACGTAGTTCAAGATGACTTCTACTTAGCAACTGCAGGCGACATCGTTGCTGACCCATCTGCCCCAAACGCTTTCGTGAATGGTATCATGGAGGGCGTTGAGTGGGTATGGGACAACGGTATGCTTAAGGCCCAAGAGCTTGAGAAAGCCAAGAAGCACATCGAGGAAGCTGCGAGAAAAGTCAGCAAAAAAGAGCTACAAGAAGCGCAACTCAGAGTCTTCCAGCATTTCATTTCAAATCTTTAAGATTTATAAATACTTTAGAAAACCACAGGAGTTTATTCAATGTCTAACGAAGAATTAAACACAGAAGATCTTGAGAACGTAGCCGTTCAAGAAGACGCTTCTAATGCATCGTCAATTGAGACGAAGCCAACTATCTCTCGCTCAGACCTAATGAGGTCAATGGTAGCTTACGCTATTAAGATGGGCCCAGAAGAACTAGCCGACTTCGTGTCTCGCATCGGTTCCGCCGAAGAGATGACAAAGAGCAACGATGAGATCTACAACTCAACACAACAGACAACTGGTGACGCTTCCGGAAAGAACAAGGGCAGCATCAACTCAGCTAGCGCTCCTTCAGAGCCAATGAAGAGTCTAGCTAAAGAGGACCTAGCTCTAGTGTTCGGTGACTCGCAGGACTTAACTGAAGAGTTCAAAGAAAAAGTAAGCACTATCTTCGAGGCAGCCGTTGAGACTAGGGTTGAACTCGAGAGAGTCAAGATCGAAGAAGAGATTGCAGAAGAAGCTGCTGAAGCTCTAACACAGATCCAAGAAGAGATGGAAGAGAACATTGACAACTACTTAAACTATGCAGTAGCGGAGTGGGTCTCTGAGAACAGGCTTTCTATAGAGGCCAACATCAAGACTGAGATGACTGAGTCGTTCTTAGCTGGTATGAAGTCGCTATTTGAAGACCACTACATCGATATCCCAGATGAAGATGTAAGCGTAGTAGAGTCTCTAGCTGCTCGTATCGAAGAGCTAGAAGGCATGATCAATGAGACAACTGAGAAGAACATTGAACTTTCCAAGATAGTATCTGAAAAGCAAGTTAAAGAAACTGCAGATAGCCTCTCTGAGGGTCTAACTGACACTCAAAAAGAGAAGTTCGCTAAGTTGATCGAGGCAGTGGATTACAACTCAGTTGGGGAGTTCACTAAGAAAGCCAACATCATCAAGGAAACATATTTCACTAGCAAGAGTGACATCAAGGTATCACGAGATCAACTTCTAAGTGAGTCTGTCGATGAACCTGCTGCCCCTGAATATGTAGCTCCTGAGATGGCAGTTTATGTCAATTCACTATCTAGAACAGTCAAAAAGTAATTTTTATAAATAATATACAAGCTCACTTAAAGGAGAGAGACAAATGATTGGATTAAACGAACAACTGGTAGCTAAGTGGAAGCCAGTTCTTGAACATGGCGATCTACCAAAGATCACTGATCTTCACAGGCGCAATGTAACGGCTCAGATTCTTGAGAACACTGAGATCGCTCTTCGCCAAGAAGCTCACGCAATGAGCTACGGTTCACTGCAAGAGACTTCACCAACTAACTCGGCAGGTACTGGCGGTTTTGCTGGTGCAGGTGGTACTAGCGTTGCTGGTTACGACCCAATCCTCATCTCGCTAGTTCGTCGTGCAATGCCTAACCTCATCGCATACGACATCTGCGGCGTTCAGCCAATGACTGGTCCAACTGGACTCATCTTCGCAATGCGCTCCAACTACACTCAGCAGGGTGGAACTGAAGCGTTCTACAACGAAGCAAACACTGCGTTCTCATCACCTGGTATCTCCTCTGCGAATACTATCGGTAACAAGAACGTTGGTACAGTTCCTGGCTCGTCAGCTCAGACTACTGTCCTAGCTAACAGCAACATCTATAACTTCGGTGGTGGTGCTAATACTCAGCAGGCTGAAGCTCTCGGTTCGACCTCGAACGTGTCATTCGCTGAAATGGCGTTCTCGATTGACAAGCAGACTGTTACTGCTAAGTCACGCGCCCTCAAGGCTGAATACTCAATGGAACTCGCACAGGATCTTAAGGCAATTCACGGCCTCGACGCTGAGACTGAATTGGCTAACATCCTTCAGTCAGAGATCCTCGCGGAAATCAACCGCGAAATTGTTCGCACCATCAACATCACTGCACTACGCGGTGCTAACACTGGTACGACAACTCAGGGTATCTTCGACCTCGACACTGACTCAAACGGCCGCTGGTCAGTTGAGAAGTTCAAGGGTCTAATGTTCCAGATCGAGCGTGAAGCTAACCAGATCGCTAAGGACACTAGGCGTGGTAAGGGTAACGTCATCATCTGCTCTTCTGACGTAGCTTCTGCACTTCAGATGGCCGGTGTTCTAGACTACGCCCCTGCACTAAACAGCAACAACCTTCAGGTTGACGATACTGGCAACACATTTGCTGGTGTACTCAACGGTCGCTTCAGGGTCTACATCGATCCATATACGACTGGTAACTACATGACTGTAGGCTACAAGGGTGCTAACGCATTCGACGCTGGTCTCTTCTACTGCCCATACGTTCCACTTCAGATGGTACGCGCGGTTGGTCAAGATACATTCCAGCCAAAGATTGGATTTAAGACTCGCTACGGCATCGCTCCAAATCCATTCGCAAAGGGTACAACTTCAGCATCAGCTACAGCAGCAGTCGAAGAAGACACGAACGTCTACTACCGTCGTGTTCTCGTCAACAACCTTCTCTGATAAGAAGCCGGATCAAACCGGACATAAGATTGGGGAGCCTTCGGGCTCCCCTTTTTTATTCTTAGTCTTTTAGTTCTTCTTCCTCGATGTCGTCCTCCCAGTAGCGACAGTAGAAATTCTTACCCAGATGATCGATCTCAGCTTGAGGGTAGCCCTGCTCGACCATCCACTCCATAGAACGATGCCTGTGCTCTTTGGGCAGGATCTTAGGGAACCCGTACCTCCATCCAGAAGGTGGGTCGATCATCAGGACTCTAACTTTAGCCATCCAGTACTCCTTTCCACGTTCAATATCATATATGGATTATACACAATCTGGCATTAATGTACACAAGAAAATAAGCCTAATCTTCTCAATGGCTTATTTTTTTTCATTTTTTTGAAAAAAACTGTGTACTTTTATTCCGATCTGGCTTATATTAATAATATAAGGAATGGAAAGGAACCCCACATGAACGTCCAAGATGCAATGGCCATGGCCTCCCGCTTAGAGTCGATTATCCGCCGGACCCGTACTTTTGCAAAGTCTCGTGACGAGGTCCTCGAGGAGATCCTGTTCGTAGTGGAGGATCTCCAGAACTACGCCGACCGGCTGGACGAGGCCCTCTACGCCGACTACTGCTCCGAAATGGAGTTAATCGAGAACTCCATGGAAGAAAAGCTGGTCAGCCGCGCAATTAGCTGTTGACATTTTATCAAAACTTTGATAAGATCTAGATAGTGGATAAGAGGATACACAAATGGCACACGATCTCTACGTAGTTATCTCAGCTTACGCTGTTCCGCTCACCATCATGGTCACTGGCTTGACCGTCTGCGCTATCTATGAATTCTTCTTCATGAAAGGCTGATCTAATGAACATCATCATCTCTGATATGGATATCCAAGATATCCTAGTTCGCTATCCAGAAGCTAAAGCTCTTCATGAGCAGATGATCCGCGAGTGCGACGACTACTACGAAGCGGAACTCGAGGAAGCTATATTTGAGACACTCGAGCGGTTCTTAGCTCCACGTCTCAGCGACATCGTAAAGAGCACCGCTGAGATGGTCAGGGAGAGCATGTCAGAGATGGTGGAGGGTTAAGATGACGTCAGCTCGAGTCACTTTACCGGACGGTCACTATCTCATAGGCGATCTCTGCTATCTCGATCAAGAAGATGCTGATGAGCTGTTCGCTGATTATCAGCCGGGCAGGGTTAGGACCCTTCACGATGGTCGCAAGTACGTCTATCTCAACACCGCGTACGGCGACGGCAGCTATCTAGATCAAGATGGTGACGACTACTACGTCGATAGCGGAACTATAGGCATTATCCAATACGACACGGATGATCTCGCCGACGGCCCAATGGGCAGGTCAGTGTACTTTCCGAAGCCTTTCGAGGTATATGACGAGGACGGCGTTCTCCACTTCGGCGATGTGGTCATTGACACCGTAGCTTCAGATGAGCATAACGAAGAAGATGATGGATATGAGATATGAATAAGAGAGCGCTAGTGACTGATCGCGTGCCTTCACAAACACTCGAGAACTGGGTAGATGACTTATCTGTCGCAGAGCAGCGCGTGATACATGCCGAGCGTAAAGCCAGACTCTTAGAAGAGGGTCCCGGCGGCATCATGGAGATGAAGCAGACCATCGCGAACCTCGAGCGGTACCGCGAATTCGTGTGGGCATTCTACAACGAGCCCATGGAGATGAGCTACGAAAAGATAGCGCTGCAGCTGCGATACTGGAAGTTGAATGCGGCTAAGCTTATGGATGAAGTGGAGAGAGACCAATGACCATGCACCTTCTGCCTATCTACTTCAATGACCTCAAAGTACGCAAAGCTAAGAAGAAACCTACGGCTTCCATGTCTAAGCTCGAGTTTTCTAAGTTCAAGCACGAGATGTTCATCGCAAAGATGACGGGCGGCAAGAAAGCTGACAGGAAGATCCTCGACAGCGAGTGGCGTCGCGAGTACCGCGAGACCATGCAGCCAGCCCGCGATGGCTACATCTCAGCGGGCATGAGCAGCTCCTCGGCTCCAAAGCCAGAGGCAAAGGTATACACCGGCGGCAACCTCAAGGGAATCGCCACCATGCACAAGTCTAACATGGTTCCAGTGTTCAACTCACAGGACGCAGAGGACATCTCAAAGATGCGTCGTGGTTGACATTTTTTCCTCTTATAAATATAATAAGCTTTATAAGAGGTCTTCATGGTTGACTTAACTACGCAGGTAACTATAACTCAGTCTGGTCTCATGACGAGCCAGCCTCAGAACGTCAATTTCCTGTCTCCACTGGGGTTCAAGTTCTCTCTTAAGAGATCTCCGAACCTCAATTTTTTTGCGACTGATGTCAACATCCCATCGTTCGAGATCGGAACGATCGACATGCCGTCGCCGTTCAAGAAAATCGAGATCCCCGGCGATAAGCCATCCTACGGCGACTTCATCATCACATTCAAAGTAGATGAGAACTTAGCTAACTACCTTGAGATCTACACTTGGCTAACCAAGCTCGGCTTCCCAGAGAACTTTGACCAGTTCAAGGCGCTGAGCTCGACTAGCAAGACGAGTGGTCAAGGAGTCACTTCCGATGGAACCCTGAGCATTCTCAACAGCTCGATGAAAGCGACTACTGAGATCCAGTTCGTCAACATGTACCCGTACAGCTTGAGTGAAGTCAACTTCACCACGGCAGACACGACCTTGAACTACGTTACTGCGAGAGTAGCTTTCAAGTTCAACCAGATGAAGATAGTGTCCCTCTAACAAAGGCCCTATATTATGAAGCTCGAAGAGATCCACGAGATGTGGTCGCAAGACTGCACCATGAATCGCCATGATCTAAGCGAAGAAGCTCTCAAGATTCCCAAGATGCACAGCAAGTACCTGCGTCTCTTCTCAGAAGAGAAGATGATTCTCAAGCGCATGACACAGGAGTTCAAAGAGCTAGCACTACTTAAGTTCGACTACTACCGCGGCATCTTACCAGATGAGGATCTCCGCGCTCAGGGATGGGAGCCTTTCAGACTCTCAGTACTCAAATCGGACATTGATAAATATCTTGAAGCGGACCAAGATATTATTAAGTTCAACCTGAAGATCTCCCTGCAGCAAGAGAAAGTGGACACTCTTGAGTCGATAATCAAGTCGATCAGCAACAGGGGATTCCTGATTAAGAGTGCGATTGACTTTGAGAAGTTTAAGGTTGGTGGATAAGGTGCATCTCAGGAAGATCAACGCCGTCCACATGAGAGTAGAAGCTGAGCCGGCAGTAACGCAAGAGTTATCGGAGTACCTGACGTTCGACGTTCCAGGTGCTAAGTTCATGCCTGCAGTGCGCAATAAGTTCTGGGATGGTAAGATACGCCTACTCAATGCGCTAACGGGCGTTACTTACGTTGGCCTATCGGAGGAGATCAAGAAGTTCTGCGAGGCTAGGGACTACCAGATAACTCTCGATGATAGCATAACCTCGTGCGGCGCTGAGATACAGGAGAGCGACTACCTCAGCTTCATAGAGGCCATCAACTTGACGCTGAAGCCGAGGGACTACCAAGTAGAGGCATTCTGCAAGGCCATAGAGACTGGACGCAGGGTGTTCATATCACCCACTGCATCTGGTAAGTCCCTGATCATCTACCTCGTTACGAGATTCTACGGCCTGAAGACGCTCATCATCGTCCCTACTACGTCTCTCGTCGCCCAGCTATCCTCTGACTTCAAGGACTACGGGTACGACTCAGATAAGTACGTTCACCAGATATACAGCGGGCAAGAGAAGAAGAACAGCAAGCCAGTCACCATATCAACATGGCAGTCAATATACAAGCTACCAAAAGAGTGGTTCGATGAGTACGACGTCGTGATCGGTGACGAAGCTCACCAGTTCAAAGCTAAGTCGCTGACGACCATCATGGAGAATATGACGAGCACTGAGTTCAGGTTCGGCTTTACCGGAACACTTGACGGGTCGCTAACCAACAAGATGACTCTCGAGGGTCTATTCGGCCCAGTGATGCAGGTAACCACCACGAGAGATCTCATGGACGCCGGCAGCGTGGCAAACTTGAAGCTCAAGGTCTTGATTCTCAAGCACCCAAAAGAGATGTCCAAGCTCGCTAAGAAGTACACATACCAGCAGGAGATAGAGTACCTCATAGGGTATGAGCCGAGAAACAAGTTCGTCAGGAACTTAGCGCTATCACTAGAGGGAAATACGCTGCTGCTCTTCCAGATGGTTGACAAACATGGAAGAATATTGTATGATATGATCAAATCCAAAGCTGCGGACAGAAAAGTTTTCTTTATTCACGGTGGTGTAGATGCTGAAGATCGAGAAGAAGTTAGAAAGATCGTTGAGCGAGAGCGAGATTCAATTATTGTTGCATCGTACGGAACTTTTTCTACTGGCGTCAATATCCGCAATCTTCATAACGTCGTGTTCGCTTCGCCTACTAAATCACGAATTAGAACTCTACAGTCAATCGGGCGCGGCCTACGAACAACCGATCAAAAGACATCGGCGAACGTGTACGACTTAGCTGACGACATGCGCATCGGCAGCTACACTAACTTTACTATCCAGCACTTGAGTGAGAGGCTCGAAATATATAATAGTGAGAACTTTGATTACAAGATTTTTAATATGGAATTGAATGATGGCAAGAGCTCCGGCTAAGCACTACGTTGACAATAAGAGATTCTTCACCGAGATACTACAGTACAAGGCTGCGTGTAAAGAAGCACTCAGCGCTGGAAAGCAGAAGCCGCGCATACCATCTTACTTAGGTGAGTGCCTCTACAAGATAGCATTCAGGCTATCACTCAAACCTAACTTCGTCAACTACACATTCAGGGACGACATGGTCGCTGATGGCCTAGAGAAGTGCATCGCGTACTTCGACAACTTCGACCCAGAGAAGTCGACCAACCCCTTCGCCTACTTCACGCAGATCATCTACTTTGCTTTCCTAGCTAGGATCAACGGCGAGAAGAAGCACCTCTACATAAAGCAGAAGACACTTGAGAACTTCTACTTCGAGGGAATGCTAGCCGAGCAGGGCAGGGACGGGGAGGAGAGGAACGTCAACGTGGATCTCGACAACGACTACATGCAGAACTTGGTAGCTAACTACGACAAGAAGCAAGCTGAGAAGAAAGAGAAGATCAAGGCAAAGAAAGCTGAGATCGGATTAGAGAAGTTCTACGGCATCAAAGACGACATGGAAGAAGAGATTGACGAATGAAAGTAGCGCTTATAACTGACACGCACTGGGGGATCAGAAATGACTCCTCTATAATGCACGACCACATGAAGAGGTTCCTCGACGATGTTTTCTTTCCTTACCTTGAGCGAGAGGGTATTCATACTGTTATTCATCTTGGGGATCTCGTTGATCGTCGCAAGTTTGTGAACTACATGACTGCTAAGCGACTCCGCGATGACTTCCTAGAGCCGCTGAAGCAGAAAAACATAAAGATGCACATCATCGCGGGCAACCACGATACGTACTACAAGAACACCAATGGAGTGAACGCTCTCGAAGAGCTGATCGGCAGCTCAAGGACTCCATATCCGGATCAAGAAGCTAGGCGCTATAACAACGTCCACATCGTTTATGAAAAGCCAGTTTGGCTTCAGCTAAAAGATATGACGAGCGTCTTTCTCATCCCATGGATCTGCGATGAGAACAAAGAAATTACGATGGAGTATCTCCAAAGAACAACCGCAGCGATAGCGCTAGGTCACCTTGAGCTATCCGGATTTGAGATGTACAGGGGGCAAGTAAATGAACACGGAGACGATCCTAAGATCTTTGATAAATTCGATCTCGTTCTTTCTGGGCATTATCATACTCGGTCCAATAGTTCTAACATTTTTTACCTTGGTACTCCTGTTCAACATACTTGGTCTGATTATGGAGATCCTAAAGGTTTTCATATCTTGGATACTCGCACAAGAGAGTTGACATTTATTGAGAACCCGTATAATATCTTCTATAAGATGGTATATGACGATGCCGGAAAGTCCATCGACGAGGTGATAGTGTTTGATGCCGAGAAGCTCAAGAACTGCTACGTTAAAGTCATCGTGAAGAACAAGACTAACCCGTACTGGTTCGACTTGCTAGTCGAGAAGATCGAGAAAGTTGGAGTTGCTGACCTGCAAGTCGTAGAGGATCACCTGAACTTGAACCTCATCGACGACACGGACATCGTCAGCGAAGCCGAGGACACCATAAGCATCATCAAGAACTACATCGGTGGGATGGTGATATCAGATAAGAAGAGAGTAGAGAGCATCATCCAGTCTCTCTACGTTGAAGCACATGAGATTGCATGATTTATTTTAAGAAGATACGCTGGCAGAACTTCCTATCAACTGGAAACGCCTTCACTGAGATTGATCTCGTCAAGGCCAACACCACTCTCATAGTCGGGGAGAACGGAGCTGGTAAGTCGACTCTTCTCGACGCGCTGTCGTTTGTTCTCTACAACAAGCCGTTCCGCAAAGTCAACAAGCCTCAGCTAATGAACTCCATCAACAAGAGAGATCTAGTCGTTGAGATTGAGTTCGACATCGGGCCTAACATGTACAAGATCGTGCGCGGTCTCAAGCCTACGATCTTTGAGGTGTACCAGAACGGGCGGATGCTCAACCAAGATGCCGCGTCCAGAGATTACCAGAGCGTTCTCGAGAAGCAGATCCTCAAGCTGAACCACAAGAGCTTCTGCCAAGTAGTAGTACTCGGCTCAGCTTCGTTCGTTCCCTTCATGGAGCTACCTACTGGCCAGCGAAGGGAGGTCATCGAGGACCTACTCGACATCCAGATCTTCTCAATCATGAACTCCCTTCTCAAAGAGAAAGTAAGCTCAAATGCGGACCAGCTACTACGCGTTGAC